AGGGTCTGTACACGTCATTTTTCCAGCCGTCAACACTCCACTGTCTCCAATGAGCCATTGAGTACCGTCAGACATTAATTCAACATAATCGCCAATATTTTCTCCATCGACAACAATATTAATTTGGTCCACAGCATCACAATCAACTACTGCTCCAGCAACAATGAGAGTCCCTTCTATATTGTCTCCCTCAGCTGAATCAATAATGTAGTTGTCTGTAGTCAACGCTCCGTTCACAACGAACTTCACAGTCAAACCGTCCGCAACAGCCGGCAATGTAGCCGTTGTTCCAGAAGCTGATAGTAAGTAAGTTGTACCCGTATCAGAAGCTGCGATTGTCCAAGTTGTTGTCGAAGACGTTACTGCCACCGCAGTTGTCAACGCTTTAGCCTGAACATTACCACTTCCGTTGATAACGGTTGAACCGTCCACTTTGTATCCATCAGAAACATCTACAGAATCAAAATTTGTATCTCCCCCAAGAACCTGTGGAGGTCCCTGAATTGAAATAGCCATTTTGTCTGGGATAGCATTAACAACAGCCACTGAGACTGCCAGTGCAATACCGGCTACAACCAACGCTATAATATTTATTTTATTAGTCATAATTATTTTTTGTTATCCTTAACTTCTTTCTTTTCTTCTTTCTTTTCTTTCTTTTTAGGTTTCTCCCCCTCCTTCTCAAGAGCTCGTTCTATCATTCTCACGATAGCACTGTCTGGAGTTTGTGGAGCAAATTCAACTTCCAGCTCCTTCGCCTTCGCTTCAATTTCTCCTCGAGATAATCTGTTGAGTGGTTTCCCATTTTTCTCATCAGACTTGAGAACCTCTTGATATTCCTCTGTTGTCAATATTCCATCTCGAACATATTCAACTGGGATATCAAGGTTTGCAAGAGCCACGGCTTCTTCTTCCGTCCATGGAATGCCTATCTCTTTACATCTACCGGCAACATATAGAGCTGCCCAATTTGGTCCTGTCATATCTTTTTTTAAGAACTAGCTAATAATTAGTTGGCACCTGTAGAACCTGCGATATACAGTTGGTATCCAAGACCAATAACATAAAACATGTCAGTTGTATATTCCCAGTTTTTATTTCTGTACACTTGTTCTGGAGCATCAAGAGTTGGTTTCTCAGCAAACTTTGCTTTCAATGATTCTCCTTTCTTTGAAGATTCGTACATGAACCAGTAAGCTGAAGTATCAGTTCCATCTGAACGAGATTCAAGACGGTCCCATACAATCAATTTCTTAATTTTTCCTTTCAATGAGTTTACATCATTGTTTGCACTTCCAGGAATTAAAGTTGAGAACAAAAGTCGTTCTGCAAGGTCTTCTCCTGAAGGAGCAACTATCATAGTGTCAAGGTGAGTTCCTTTTGTATGATTCTCCGGGTCTTTGTAGACTCGAGAAATCGTTCTCTGACTAAGGATAGCATCTCGAGTAAGTGCTGGATTAGCAGTCGCTTCTGAGTCAGTAATAATATTACTATTTGTAATATCTGAAGTACTTACTCCATTACTCTGAACAGCTGAAAATAGTGCAAGACCATTTGGTCCAACAGCTGAAACTGTTTTTCCCCATACATCAACGTATGAAGTCGCTTGACCGTACAACAGTGCATCTGCATAAGACTGGTCAAGTAAGTCGAATGTGTCATCTGCCATTGATTTTGCAAGTCCTTCAATTTGTTCGTACAAATCAAATTTTCGCATGTCCTTTGTAACCTTGAAGTTTGCACCAAAGTAACGCTGAGTATAAGTGATAGAATCACCCTCATCAGAATTAATTGTTGGCAAGTCAGCTCCAGGAGTTACTTCGGCCATACCACCCACACCATGCATAATCAGATGGTCGAAGGTTCGTTTGTTTGTTTCTCGAATTTCAAAAACTTCATTACCAACCATGTCAGCAATCTTTGTTTTTGAAGCTTCATTAAAAATATCCTCGAGGTCATCAGTTAGACTCAAGAAATCATTTACAGTAATCATAAATTTTTATAAATTAATGGGTTAATAATAATTAAGAGTTGGAGTTCCCTGTGCAAATCGTCCAAGTACTTTTTTGTCAGTCGTCGCTCCTACAATGCTTTCCAAGAAGAAAAGGTCATGAGTTGATGCATTTGGGTTTACAGTTGCAACTGTAGCAAGGTCACAGTATGTGAGCATGTCAGTCTGTGCTGGAGCTTCATCTGTATCAACTTCGAAGTCAACACCTTCAGTTTTAATCATGAGACAAAAGTCTCCCGCAGTTGGAGCTGAAGACTTTGTCTCCATTGCAACATAGTGAATGTCAACAGCAGCACTTGAAGTCGCCGCAGTCAGATGACCATTTCCGTCATCAATCATAGCATCTCCTTTGTTGAAAGTTGCAGCTGCAACTTTCATGTTCACGAGCTTACCACTGTCATATTGTTTTGGTAAAAACATAATTCGTTTTTGTTATTAGTTTATAATTTAAAAAATCAATAGTGATTAGTACCAAGTTTCCATCCCACCTTTTCTTGTTTCCTTTTGTTTTAGATAAATCAGACTTAACTTTTTTATCCTCATCTCCAGAATCGTCACCTTCCTTTACGGTAGACTTATATCCGGCGTATCCAGCGTTGATTTTCATCTTGATAGTATCAAGGTCATCGCCTGGTAAAACTTTCGGGATAAATCCCACGAAGCTTGACCAATCTCCATCCATTTCTGGATTGTCAATCAAAACTTCTTTAATTGCCTTACTTTCTTTGTCCTTTTGTAAATCTGCCTTCGTTACAAAATCACTATCTTTAGAAGGTTTTCCGGGAGCCTTTTGTAAATCTTTCAATTTCTTTTTAGCCGCCATCATCCCCTTCTTGTAATTTTTTCCGTCTCGAACGGCGTTGTTGTAATCCTCCTGCGTGGGAGAATCATTCACTTCGTCATCGTCAACTTCATCAGTATCAACTTCGTCTGTGTCCGCATCCGCTTCTTCGTCTGCATCAACTTCATCAGTATCAACCTCTGCATCGTTGTCTTCTTCAACTCCTTCAACGTCTTGGAGCGTTTTTTCTTCTGGTTTCATAATATTTATAAGCTATTATTTCAAGTCGTAGACCCACGACCATATTACTAAAAAGAGCCCTATAAGGACTCTATCAGACTCTTGAGTGTTGGAAACAGTGCAGAAACCTCATCAAGAATCCGATAGAATTCTCAAGCACACTGTTATTCCTTTTTATTTTTTAACTTCTCCTTGTCTTTCTTTTTTTCCATTCGGCCTTCTCTTTTTTGATAGGCTTTTTTTACCACCAAAATAAACCGGGCCTGTTCGAACCTTTGTCCTACCATCCGGACGTAACTATCCCGAGGTAACTCCTCCATACCGACCCCGTCCGCGATTGTTTTTACTAATTGCTTCGAGCGTTCTCGAGAATATGCGATGAATCCGGGGTCCCCCCATGAATCCGCGAGCCATCTCTCAATTTGCTTTGCATCTTTATCCGATGGTGTTGCATCCGGGACATCCAGGATGCTGAACAGAAAAATTATCAATTTGTTTTTTAGTTTCCTCATTTTATTATATCACAGTTTTATTCATCTGTATGCACTCTCTTTAATTCCTCGACCATTGATTCCTCCTTGTCAGAAATGATTCCTTCAACCGATAAAAGAATCTTTACAACGCTCACTGAATTCTCGATTGTTGCCTTCATAGAGTTATGCGAATCGAAAACATTCTCAACATCAAATTCTTCTCCTCCGTTATTTTGTTGGATACGTTCCTTCGGTGCTTTGAGTGTTTTGTAAAGTAGTGAATCCTCTCCGAGTTCTTCGGCAATATCATTAAAGGTTTTTCCTCCGCCCTGTACCATTCCATCCTCCATCGCACTGATGCACGAATTGATAGCGTCCTCCGCTTTTAGTTTTAGATAGTATTTATCAACAATTGTTTTTGCATCGACATATACAGTAGTGATACCCCCGAGCAATGCACTGATTCTTTTATCCATCTTGACAACGGCCGTTTTATCTTTTTCTTTTTGTTTAACTTCTTTTATCTCAACGACACGTTCCTGCACTCTCGTGACAACTTTGTCACCGTCAATTCCTTTCATGTTGAGTCCGGCCCCTCCGATAAATTGAGTGGTTTTATCTCGAGCGACAAGTTTGTCAACGATGCCGACATCCTCGAGTGTCATGTCTGTAATTTTATTTCCGGTCCGAGGGTGTGTATCAAATAATATTGCATCGCAAAAAGATGCGATGTCTCCGAACTCATCGTTGGTGAATTTTTCTCCTGATAATAAAATTATAGGAAAGTTTGTTTTTCTTGAAAACTGTGTGATGTAATTTGTGAATGCAATTGAAAACTGCCGACCAACTATCACGAGTGAAGTTTTTGGTATATCCTTCTTAAAAAATGTTGTGAAAAAAGGTGCTATCTCATTTTTGTCTTCAAATATATGATTGGCCACGAGCACCGAGGTACTTTTATACTCCGCCCGGTCAATAATGTTTTTTGAAGTTGTCGCGTTATCAAATTTCAATTTGAACTCGAGACCGTTTATAGTTTCAGTAGTAATTTTTCCTGTGTTGCCGTACTCAACAACCGGGTAAGTGTCCTTGCCGGCTTTGAAAATAGTTTCAGATATTATTTTTGCACCGTGCTCGTTTTCCATCGCGGTCATTGCAACATTCTCGAGAGCTTCTTGCGACTCGACCTTGACTTTCTTTGTGAGTAGTGATTGTGTTGCCCGGTCTTTTTCTTCATCGAGTTTCTTTAGTAACTTCATCGCGGTCATACTTCCTGGTACTGGTACGTCCATGTCTCCGACCTTCTCAACATTATCGAGATATAAAGTTGCACCCATAAACATCGCGGTCGAAGTGTTGTCCCCACCATCCATGTCCTGTTGCCGTGCTATCTCGTGATAGGCGATTGCTACCTGGTCCTCATTCTCATCATTAAAACGTAACTGTTCCATGATAGTTCTGCCGTCGTTCGTGATTCCTGAAGGTAGATAATAATTACGTCCGGCCGGACCGAGGGTCTTGCCTATAACATCCTTTACTTTTTCGGATACGTTTGATATTGCTAATCGAGCGTTGTCCCCATTCTTGTACTGTTTTTTATTCATGACTGTTATTGTTAGTTTTTAAAACTTGCTTTCCTCTTACTTAATCTTTTTTGTTTCATCCTTAGTTTAAAAAATTCACTCTCCACCTTCTCCCGTGTCTCAAATTTTAATTTAGGTATCGATGCAAATCCGTACCGGATAGCATCCATAGTATGAGAATATAAATGTTCGGGACTATTCAATATTTTACCATTCTTTTTATCAACCTCAAACAAATAGTTTCTGTATTCATTAATAATATTGACACTTTTTTTAGTTACAGATATTTTTTGCTGTTGCACTGCCTGTATTCCATGGTCGACACTGCCGGCCCCCTTCGTGACACCTTGTATGTTTATTCCATACGAGCGTATCTCATCCACACTCTTAGGTTCCGCACTATCCGCCGACACCATCACTTGATTTTCCTGATTCAAAATAATATCTGCAATTTGTTTATTGTTGAGTCCTTTTAAACATGCTATCTCATCCAGGATGTATCCACCATTATAATAATGGATGGCAACGATGGCCGTGGGGTCGTTCGTGTAACCGAAGTCCATACCATATCGCTCGAGCCGGGCTTCGTGTGGTATCTCATCAATAATTTTCCAGTCCTTATATATTTTACCGTCGACCTCGCCGAGCTGTCCGAGCCCGTACACTTGCCACCATCCTTTCCTATTTTTTCGCATCTCGATTGATTCAACAATCTCCGGGGACAACGCTTCGTTATCCAGATATGTAAGGGTGATAAAATCAACATCCGACCGAACCCCCTTTATTTTTGTATAGAACCAAAACTCATTCGATGGATTCCAGTCGAGGAAAACAAATTCCTTAGTACGAACTTCTACCTGCTCGAATGCGTCGAGGGTTACGAAGTTTGCTTCGTTAAAGAAAGCACGGTCACGTCGACCTCCACGAAGTTTGTCCGCCTGGTCTGCTGAAAAGAATTCTATCTTACTACCGGTTTCGAATGTGTAAATAAAATCTGTTGCATTCCAGTTTTTTTCCTTCCAGTATCCATGACCCATCATGATGTTTTTAAAATCACGAATGGCCCCACGTTTTAGATGGGGCGTTGACTCCGAGATGACACTCGCGAGTTTTGGCTCCGGGTCCGATTGGGCGAAGTCAATCAACAACAAAAGAATGCTGATTGTTTTCGATGCGGACGTACCTCCGCACACTGCACGAATTTTTTTATTCAGTGCTGCTATCTTTTTCGTCGCTGTTGTGTTTTCGAACATTTCCTAAAATTGGGGCCGGTAGTTTTTCACCTCCGGTCGTTACATCTGTTTTTTCTCGCATCCCGTGATTGTTGGTCAACATCAGTTTTGTGATGACCGGAGAAAAGTATCCTTCGATTCCTCCCTTCACTAACATATTGTGCTGTTGCTGCTTTATTCGACCCAAAGCGTCGGAAAAGATAGGGTATTTTTTAGCCCATGCATACAGTGTATCTTTATTAATATTTATGTACGCCGAGAAGCCCTCTACCATAGGCAAATCAATATTTATAATCCGCTCATAAGTATCAGATTTTTCACCGCGTGTTTTGTGAAACTCATCCCATGAAACTTTACACTCCGCGAGATACTTATCAACCTCATCGCTCATTCCTTCGTGATATTTTGTTGGTCGTCCTCCTTTATCCATATAAATATTATACCACCATTATAGAAATAATCCACTCTCCAAAACTTTATTCGGTTTCACTGTTAAGATTCTAATCTGTAAATCTTTACGAACAAAAAAAACTGCATCGTATTCATCACTGCAATACTTTACTACTCCGGTACGATTTTTGGTACCAAAAATAATATATTTATTTGCGACTAAAAATGTTGGAAAAATTTCTGTGTATCTTTCCTGGTATCCTAAAAAATTATATTTAGTCCCGAGCATCTCGAGACGCTCCTCGATTCTTTTTTTAACTTGTTGTGGTTTCCTCCGCACTATATTTTTAATCATATATATAGTATACCCCAAAATGGCCCGTGGTCGTTGTGGATATCTCCGGAGGTATAAAGTATCTGTCCTATTCTGTCCTACAATTAGAGGACAACTACAGGACAACGAATATGGCTCAACTGCACCACCTCACAGCAATCTTAAAAATCTGTCCTCCGCTGTCCTCTAATTTTAGAGGTACCACAGGACAACAAATATGGCTCAACTGCACCACCGTACACCAGAAATGCATCAAAAAACCCCGTTTGTCCTCCAATTTTACATCAAACTATTCCACGAGATTAAAGAGTCACAATACATCTGCATAAGTGTCAAGCCCCTTTCTATTATATTATATATATCTCTATTATATATATATTTAATTATGTTATATTAGAGGACAGACCACTTTTCCACGGTGTGGTTAAGCCATATCTTCTGTCCTCCATCGAAAGGACAGACAGGACAAAACCCCATACACCGCTCAACCCGGCCATATCTTCTGTCCTCTAATTTGACCCAACCACAGGACAAAAATCCATTTATAGCCCTCGTTTCGGATTCACCGTCCTATACTATATATAGTACCGAAAACTCTCGAGCACTTTTCACTTTTTTGACAAATCCCTTTATTTGTGTCATAGCGATAATATTCGTTGACAACTGTTGTCAAATAAATTATACTTAAAATAGAAGTTAAGGGATGGCCAGAACATTGAAAACAGAATACGCAAAAGACATTAATAAAATTAATCAAATAATAAAATGACAACAAAAACAAAAAAAATAAATAACAACATCTTCACACTAAAAGAATGGGACAATACAATTGTAGTAACAAAGGACGGAAAAATTATAAAAGAAGCAACCTTCGGGGATTGTATCCAGGCCAACATTGCTTTTGAAAGTCTTTAATTCATTAATCAAATAATAATATGGAAAGCTTAACAATAAAACAAAAAGACGGGACAGTCGTCAAGGCCTTCAAAAATGAGTTTACCATTCGACACTTTCGAAGTGCCGAATGTATGGAGGACTTCATGAAGAAAACCAACAACGCGGAACGTGCAGATGTAAATGCATTTTTTACAAATATTAAAAAGATGA